TTAAATAAATTTTCAGAATTAGAAGGCAAGAGTGCTGAACTAAATGGGTCTATAGCTGATTTAGAGGGAGAAAAAGAAACTCTTACTGAAGAAGTGGAAAGACTTACAGCTTTATTAAGTAAAGCAAATGCAAAGGGAACTGAAATCTCTACAGATGGCGACCCTGCAGTAGTAGTAGAAAATAATGTAGAGGACAAAGATGCTAAATTTTGGAATGGAATAGTATCAAAAATGAACTTATAATAATAATTTAAAAAAAAAAGAAAATGGCAAATGTAGCATTAGACGGAATTGGAGCAGGGTATTTAGGTACTTACGCATCCAAGATTTTATTAGAGCCAATGTTTCACTCAGATGATATTATGAGCAATTATACTATCTACCCTGCAGTGAAAATGAGGCAAAATATAACAATGGCACCTTCATTGAGCAGTATTACAGCAGTACATACAGGATGTGGCACAACTAACACTTGCGACCCTGCAGGATTTACTGTAACACAAAAAAACATTACAGTAGAGAATGTTTCTGTAAAACAAGTACAATGTTGGGATGAATTTAAAGACCAAGTAATTGTAGAGTCTTATAGTAATGGCGTTAATATGCCTGATTTAACAGGAACTCAATTAGCAGAGGTAATTATCAACAGAGTACGAAATGGTATTCAGTCTGATATGGTTAGAAATATGTGGGCAGGAGATACAGCAGCAGCAGTAATTGCTAAGGACTGTACTTATGACTCAATGGGAGATGGACTATGGAAATTATTATCAGCAGGAGCTGCAATTAATGGAACACAAATGAGAGAGGTAACAGGAACTTTAGGTGCAGCAGCAACTCAGTATGTTACTGTAGGAGCTACTTTACCTGCAGCAGATGCTATCTTAATCTTAGAAGATGTTTATAATACGGCTTCAGCAGCATTACAAGCAGTACCTGCATCAGAGAAAAGAATTTTCTGTAATCCAAACATTTATAACGCTTGGTATAGTGCATTAACTCAAGTTGCTTCAGCAGGTTCAGTTGATTATGGACATTCAGAAGCTCAAGTAGGAAAATCAAGATTATACTTTAGAGGTGTAGAGCTAGTTCCTATGTACGAGTGGGATACAGCTTTAACTCTTTTAGGAGGAGCAACTTTCCCTGCATTATTTACAGCAGCAGGAGCAGCTATTGATGCAACAGCAGGATGTATATACACAGCTAAATCTAACTTATTTATCGGTACTGATGTAACAAGACCTGAGAATGAATTAAAAATGTTCTATGATGAGGTTTCTGAAAATATGTATGTAAGAGCAGGATTCACTATGGGCTTCCAGTACGGATGGAACTCTTTAGTTAATGGTGCTGTACTTGTAGACTAATTTAACAGTAAATAGGGTGGGAGAAATTCCACCCTAAATACTTTTATTAATTTTAAAAAAATAAAAGAAAATGGCAATAACAAACGGAATTAGTATTGGTTGTTCTGACTTACAAGCAGCAGGTGGGATTAGAAATATCCTTATCAGAACTTGGGCTTCAGGAGATGTGGTTACATATAACAATACTGCCCTGCTTCACGAAATCACAAGCATTGTTGATACAGGAGGCTCAACTGCTACTTGGTTCAACTATGAGTTCAAGAATGAATTACCTTCATTAACTGTTACTGCAGCTAAAGAAAATGGCTCTACTTCATATGAATGTGCATTGTCATTTATGATGCCTGAAATGGGAGAAGCTAAAGCAGCAATTTTACAGCAGCTTATGGACACTTGTATGATGGTTATAGCAGTTGGAAATAATGGTAAGAACTATGTATTAGGTGCAAGCCAAAAATACGGTAATGAAAAAGCAGAAATTAGAAATCAAACTTATGCTAGCATGACAGGAGCAGAGGGTGCTTCAGGAGCTGCTTATAATGATGATAATGGTTGGACAGTAACAATGGGATGCAAGCAATGGGAAGCTCCTAGATTGTATACAGGTACTATAAGTCTATGGGCTACAGCTACTACCTCAACTACATCAGCTTAATTAATAATAATATAATAAATAAAATAATATGGCAATAGCAGATGGAATGGCAATTAATTGTTCTGACTTACAAGCAGTAGGTGGAACACGCCTTATAGCAATTAGAGAATGGGTTTCTACTGATGCAGTTGTTTTTGACGACCCAAATCATGATATAACATCTATAAAAGATGTTGGTGGCTCAACTGCCACTTGGGGAGTTTATGAGAGCAGAATAGAATCTTCTTCTTTAACTCTTTCAGCAACTAATGAGGGTAAAGAGTTTACAACTTATGACTGTACGGTGTCGTGGTTCATACCTGGACTTACTGCAGCTCAATTTAAAGGACTTCATGACTTTGAGGGCGGTAAATGTCTTATGGTTATGGTTATTGATAATAACGACAATACATCAGGAACTACAGCTCCTTCAGCTACTTTTGCAGATAATAAAGTTATAGGAGTTTCTAATACTTTACCTAATCAAGATAACGCTTCAAGAACTCAGCAATTCTGTACTTTAAGGTCAATAGAGGGAGGAACAGGAGCTGCTTTTTCTGATGAGATAGGTGTTACTGTTACAGTTGGATGTATGATGTATGAAACGCCTAGAAACTATGAAGGGACTATCGCTTTAGGTGCAACTGGATTAACCTTGACAACAGCTTAATAATTAAGATTAAATAAGAGAGTGTTATTAATTAACACTTTCTTATTAATATCTTTTTAGTTATGTGTGAGTGTAGTAAAGAAAATAATGTAGTTTTGATAAATATATATTTAACTATGGCAGAATACAAAGTAAATAGCAAGGCAATAAAAGGAGTTAGGCTTGCAGGTAAGAAAAGTGTAGATTTTAGAACCGAATTAAGTCAGGCTGATTTAGCTTATGCTTATGAGGAATTGAATATAACTGATTGGATAGACAAAACTGATAAAGTAAATGAAAAAAACACTAGCAAAAAAGCCAAAGAAAGCTCAAGTAAACAGAAAAAATCAAAAGACTAATACTTTTGAGTTTGGCGTATTTGATTTAACTGTACCTCCTAGTATTACTGAACCAAAAGACCTTAAGAGTCTTAATAATGAGTGGGTTCCTTTTGGGGATGACAACTTATTTCCTCAGTATTTGGCAGAATTAAAGAGAAAGTCATCTACACATAGGAGTGTATTGGCTCAAAAAACTGTTTTCACAAGTGGGGCAAAATTTGTTTGTGATAATGATTCATTAAGAGAATTTATTGAAGATGTTAATGCTGATAAAGAATCCCTAAGAGATGTCTTTAAGAAATTAGCTGATGACTATTATACTTTTGGTAATGCTTATATGGAGTGTGTTATATATGATGGAGGTGTAAATCTTTACCATTTAGATGCTACTACAGTAAGAATGTCAAAAACCAAGAAAGAGGTTTATGTAAACCCTGATTGGTGTAAGTATTGGAATCAAGATAAAAAAATAAAAAGACTACCTATATACCCTAGAGTAGCACACAACAAGTTTGTAATTCACTTTAAGGATTACGAACCTACATTTAACTTTTATGGACTTCCTGATTATGTAGCAGCACTAGAGCATATCTGTGTTGATTACGAGATTGGAAAATGGAATCACACTAAATTCTTAAATGGATTTCAGCCATCTGCAATCGTTGAGATTAGTGGAGATATGGGCGAGGAGGAAGCTCAAAAAATGGTTCATGAAGCTCAAAAGAAATTTGTAGGAGAAGGTAATAATGGCAAAATCTTATTTATAGTAAAGAATGGAGATACATCTCCTGCTAATGTTCAAATTATTAAAGATGACCAAGAAGGTAGTTGGATTGATTTGCAGCAAATTACCGACCAAAATATTATAACTGCTAATAGATGGCAGCCATCATTATCAGGGATTGTTAGTTCAGGTAAAATGAACAACACAGGAAGTGAGATTAGAATTGCTTATGACTTAGTAATGACAACTGTAATTAGAGATACTTCTGAGCTAATACTAAATGGAATAAGAACAGTTCTTTATAATGAAATGGGTTACGACCCTAGTGATTTGAAAATACATTATGACCCACCAATCTCTTATGCAAATGATGTGGATATTAGAGAGGTATTGACTATAAACGAGCAAAGAGCATTGATTGACGAAGATTTACCAATGCTAGAAGATGGAGATATGTTTGTGGCTGATAGAGAGGTTATTGTAGTTGAAAAAGATGAAGATGGGGATGGAGAAGTAGAGAGAAAAGAAATAACAGTAGAACAATAAGAAATGGGAAATACTAAACAATACTTAACGCTAGTATCAGCAGGAGAGGTAATTAACAAAACCTTTACTAATAAAAATACAGACCCTGTATTGGTTTCAGAAAATACTATTGTTTTGTCTGAATTAGCCCATATACGCCCTTTGTTGGGAGAAAAATTTTATGCAGAATTAAAGCTTCAGCACGATAACGGTGAGCTGACAACAGATAATCAAACTTTTATGACTTACTACCTAGAAGATACTTTATCTTGGTTTGTTAGGTTTGAGGTTGTTAATGATATTATGAGTAATATATCATCTAGTGGAATAGTTAATAATATAGATGAGTTTTCAAGAATAATAAGCCAAGACACTTATAATACATTTAAGCAAGACACTTATAGAAAGGCAGATATATTCGCTAATGATATGATGGATTTTTTGAATGGTACTGACCAGGCAGGTCTATATCCTACATTTGCTAACAACAAACCTAAGAGTATGAGTGATACATATAAAAATCATGGTATGATATTTTATGATAGTATATATGGTTATAATGGAGTAGATGGTTGCATTAGTTGTGGAAATCCTTATTTAAGGGGAGACCGTAACTGTAATTGTACTGACTGTTAAAATAATATAATATGGCTGCAAACGAACATAAGAATTTACTAGATGCTAATAGGCATAATCCATTAGGATATGAAGGGGCTGCAAATCAAACTGTACTCTCTAAGGGTGCAGGTACTAGTGCTGCAGCAAGAGATGGTGCGTTAGAATGGGTACCTCGTTCTACAATGGGGGTAACGAATTATAAAATACAGGGTTTTACTGTAGGTACAACAAACTTTCAATACGGAGAAGATATACAAGATACTAAATCTCCTTACGAAATGACAGTTGATTATGGGGCAAGTACCGTTGCAGGAGGTTCTTTAACTCCTATGAACGTATTTAGAATGGGGCAGGGTTATATTATTCCTGAAAATGCTACTGTAGATTCTATTTCAGGATGGGTTTCAAGTAATGGTGGTAATGATATAACCATAGCTATCTGTAGTTTTGTTGTAGACCCTAGTTCTACGGCAAATGTGGTTCCTACTGTAATTAGTGAATTTACAGTAGCAGGAAAATCTAATAACAGTTTGTTGGTATCTATTGGTATTGATTCAATTGGAGTTAACATTTTAAAGAGCAATATTATCTTTCCAATGATTAAAGAAGCGGTGGCAGGCTCTAATCTGTTTATGAATTTAACATTACAAACTGTAACTTTCTAATTAAAAAAACAATATAAAAATGAATAGCAATATGAGAGATACGACAGAGGTTTTAGTGGCAAATGGAGGTGTCATAGGGTTGAGTCTTGGACAGTGCAATGATATACTTCTTTTTATTTCTACATCTTTAGCTATTGTTTTTACCATTTATAAGTTCATTAAGTTAAGCAAAAATAAGTGATATGGCTAAAGCAAAAGTTTTTAAATTCAGCACATCTCATCGTAAAAAACGCAAGGGAGTTCATTCTAAAAATGCTTCAAAAAGTCAAAATGCCTACAAAAAAAAATACAGAGGGCAGGGTAGGTAATGCTAACTTACTGTTAGTCAGAGATACATTTAGTGATAAATCGGTTTTAGGTAAGTTGTATTGTAATTCAGAATTTATTGCACATACACTAGAATTAGCATGGCGAGATAACGAAAAAAGTGTATCTTGCATCCCTTCAGGAGAGTATAAATGCAGAGTGAGATTAGCAAGAGAAAGTGCCACAAGAGGTTATGTTCATCTGTTAGTTGAAGATGTACCGAACAGAAGTTATATCTTGTTCCACCGAGGAAATTCCCCTTCAGATAGTAGAGGGTGTATATTAACAGGAACTCATAGAGCCCAGAGTCCTGATAAGATTTTAGAAAGCAAAGTGGCTCACGCTTACCTAATGGATTATATTTTAGGTAATCAATTAAGTAAAAATATAAATTTAATAATTAAAAACAGATAAAATGAAAAAATTTCTAAGTAAGTTCTTAATCGGACAAATGTTCAAGAGTAAAAAGTTTTGGTATGCAGTTGGAGCTGTAGTGGTTCCTGCCCTAGTAACTTATCTAGGTGTAGATGAAGAAACAGCTACAAATCTTTATCATTCAATTCTCGTCCTAATTTTAGGTCAAGGTATTGCTGATATATCAAAAAAATAATGTAGTTTTACAATTCCTTCTTTGAGTGTTTTCTTAGTTGGATAGTTAGTAGTTAAGAATGGGGAGTTAATAACTCCTCATTTTTTTTATATATTAGATTTGTTTTTTTGTATATTTGTGTATGTCAAAACAATATGGTAAAAGGCTAAGACTCACTCCTGAAGAAGAAGATTTAATAAAACAGAGTAGAGCAGAAACACTAGACAACTTAAATAATAATTCATCATTAGACTTACATCTACTAGAGAGAGGTATAGATAAAAAAGATGTGGTAAGCGTAAAGCACTGGCAATCAGCTAGTGGCGATTATAGATTTTCAATAGTAACTAAGGAGGATTGTGGTATAGATGAGAAGGAAATATTTAATAGTATAAATAGTTTTATAGAAGGGCACTCCCCTGAATATAAACCTATTAAAAGAAAGAAAGGAAACCACCTTTTAGTTGTAAATCCTGCAGACATACATATAGGTAAGTATGCAAGTGAAAGCGAAACAGGAGAGGCTTATGACTGTGAAACTGCTGTTATGCGAGTTGTAGAGGGAGTACAGGGGCTTATAGACAAGTCAGAGGGATTTAAGATTGATAGAGTTTTATTTTGTATTGGTAATGATGTCCTTCATATAGACAATGTATATAACACTACAACAAAAGGGACACATCAAGACACAGATGGTAAATGGTGGGAACATTATGAGATAGCTTTAATGCTTTATGTTAAGGTTATAGAAATGCTTAGAACTATAGCTCCTGTAGATGTATTACACTCAATGAGTAATCACGATTATCAGAGTGGATTTCATTTAGCACATACTTTAAAATCTTGGTTTAGAAAAGCAGATGATGTTGAGTTTGATATAAGTGTGGCTCATAGAAAATATTATAAATATGGTAATAATTTAATAGGGCTAGAGCATGGAGATGGGGCTAAGATGGATAAACTACCTCTTTTAATGGCTCAAGAACGACCTAAATTATGGTCAGAAACAACTCACAGATATTGGTATCTGCATCATTTACATCACAAAATTAAACATAAGTGGTTAGATGCTAAAGATTTTATAGGTGTTACTGTAGAATATATGAGGAGCCCATCAGCAGCAGATAGTTGGCACTCAAGAAAAGGATTTACAGGAGTTCCAAAAGCTTGTGAAGCTTTTATTCACGACAAAGAAAGTGGTCAAGTAGCAAGATTAACACATTATTTTTAATGATAGTTGTTTGGCCTTCTTAAATTAAACCCTTTAATAACCCTATCTAAAGGGTATTACATACCATTAAAGATAAAGATAAAGCTAAAGCTAAAGATAAATACTAGGTTAAATACTAAGTTATTAAACATTATTTTAAAATAAACTACAAAAAGTTTGGTAGTTTAATAAATTAATTATTTATTTGCACAGAATTTAACTAACTACTAACTAAACTATTTTAAAATGATGAAAACACAAACGAGTGATATTCTACAACACTTAAAAGATGGTAGAAGATTAACACAAAAAGAAGCTATTAATCAATATGGTGCTTATAGATTATCAAGCATCATTCATTCCTTAAGAAAGAAAGGTTACAACATAGAGTCAAAA